GCCTCACTGGCCCTTTTGGACCTTTTTCTTAACCGATGCGCTCCCAGGACAGGACGGCCCCTCCGTCCTTGACCTCGAAGCCACTCTCCCACACCCCCGCGGCGAAGACAGTGGCAACGGAGTCTGTCCAGGCGTTCGCGCCCTTGCGCGACACGCCCCAGAATTCGCATATATTTACATCGGGCGGGGCCTCGCGCCTGAGGTAGTCGCGGATGGGCCCGGGCTGCGTCACCATCCAAGTGCGCAGCATGATGAAGCGGACGTTGAGAGAGGCATCGCAGAATGCCATGAGATTGCGGAGATGTGGGATCCCCTGCAGGAAGTCAATGTTGCTGACATCCATCTCTCCCTCGACGCGCACCTGGAACAGGAAGGCCCCGTTCTTCATCCGCTGGACAGGGAAGGAGTTTCTGCCCTCGGGTAAAAGGATGGACCCGTTGGTGATTTCGCCCGGCCAGGAAGGATCCCCCTCCTCCTCGTCTTCAGAAGGGAAGGCGTGAGCCCCCTCCTCCTCGGACACCTCTTCCGCGTCGGCCTGAAGGGACAGACCTGACGGGTCGAGGGCGCTGGGCCCCAGGTACTTCTCGCGCCACCACGCATCCATCTCCTCGTAGGTGCGCAAGCGCTCCTCGTGGAGGTAGGTGCGGAGCTCAAACTCGTCGACGATGCGTTGGGCTGATGCCCGATCGGAGTTGAATTGAGCTTCTCCCCGGAAGTAGGACTCCCGGAGAAGGTTGGCGAGTGATTCCCCGCAGTGCTCGTTCTGGGTGAGAGCACTGGTGGTGTCACGGCACAGGAGAGGCTTGAAGCACGAGAGGCGCTCCAAGGGCGCGATGAACATGCCGCATGGCCCCTTGCTCTCGTCGAACCGGAAGTAGCGCTTGAGAAACGTCACCTCGGTGAGAGGAATGAAAGGGCGCGACACGGAGGTCTTGTCGGCCATGGTGTAGTCGATCCCGGCGTCGGCCATGACCTCCGCGATCGCAGTGTGTGTGAGAAACAAACTGCGAGCAGAGGGTTGCATGACGTTGTCGTCCCCGTATGTGACCAGGGTGACGTGCTGGGCGAAGAGGCCCTCCACACCCTCCATGATGGGGGCGGGGTGCACGTTGCGCAGGAACGGGTGAGCTGACGGAATGTTGATCATGTCCGTAAACATCCAGGCCTCCGGCTTGAAGTCGGCGGGGATGGTGACCTCCTCATCGTCGGCGAATCCGGCGACTCGCTTGGCCGCTAAGAAGGCCTCCCCCCGGTAAGAGTCGGGGAATTTGCAGCGATCCTCGGG